TTTTTGGATCGTTGGGCGCATAGTTCCTTCTTATCGAAAGAACCGTTCCACTACCTTCTTCAACAGTTACGATGTAGGGTAGCTTGATACCAGTCGGCTCGCCGTCTGGACCAATATCTTCAAAGCCTTCTAAATCTAGATCTATGTGGCACTCAAGAAGAGTGTACATAGGAATTTGTTTTCCAGATTTTTTAGTGCCTTCTAATTCTTTTTCTTTTTTAGAAACTTCATCATTAACCATCACTCCTGGTGGGTTAAGTTCTACGTCGGTATAAAATCCTGCAACTTGTTGTTTTCTTAAATCATTCTCTGAAATTTTTATAACGTGAATAATAGCTTCTGCCTCTTGTAAACTGTTGGCTGTGTACGGCACAATTAAATCATCTGCTGGTACAAACTTAGATACTGCTCTACCTAATAAATCATCGTAGTAAACTTTTTTAAATGTAGAACCTGCTAGTGGTAAATGAAATAACATAGAGTCAAACTCTGGTTCGTACTCTTTCATTTGATCCATGATTAAATAATTCATGAAATCTTTTACTCTGTGTGCTTGTTGATCTTTTTGTGGAGTTTTCACTCCAAGCACTTGTGTTCTTACTGGACCGTCACTTGGTAATAGCTCTTTGTATGCTGTAGCTTGAAACTGTGTAACAGCTTCTGCCAACACTGGGTGCGTTGCACCTGAAGCTCCTTGAAACGGCTCCGTTCTATTTTCGTATTTAAATCCTAATAGGTCAAGACCATCTGTGTAAGATTTTTCCCAATCTTTTCTAGACATCTTATAATCAATATAATTATTTTTTAATTCTGCTCCTAATGGATTTAAAACATCATCAGGTAAAATATCTGCAAGATTATCAAAATGAGATTCTGTTCCAGGAATATTAATTGCACCTGGTTCAAAGTCAATCGTTGCACCGCCATCTTCTTCAGGCACAACTTCAACAGGTTGTTGTTCTTTAATTTCTTCCTTTATCTCGACCTCTTCACCTGGAACTTTAATTTCGGTACGAGTATTAGGAAGTTCTTTATCTATATCTGCCATTTAAACTCCTAGTATTGTCTACCACGTTTTATTAAAAAATCCAAGCCTTGTGGTGTAGGGCCTGCTTCTGGTGGCTTTCCTGATCTATCACCAGCTTGTTTTAATAATCCACCACCTGCTGCTGAAACACTCATTTGTTCTTGTTGTTCTACATTATATGCTTCTCTTTCTTCAGGTGTCATTGCCTTAATTCTGTCTAATTCACTTTTAACAAATTTACCATAACCGTATAAACCCTCACCAACAAGAGATGCTATTCCTATGGGATTTGCTATTCTAGCAGCTCTCATTGCAAGTCTAGCTGGTACACCTAAATTTAAAGCTTGTTGCGTAGCTCTTCTAAGAGCTTTGTTTTTAATTCCTTTTGTTGCAGATAAAGTTCCTTTTACAAGAGATGGAGCAAAAGCAGCCTCTGCCCCTAACGAAACTCTATCCATAGGTTTTGATAAATCATAACCACCTTGATCAACAGTATAAGCTCCAAGAGCTGTAGGTGAAACTGCAGCAGGTAAATATTTTCTCATTAAAAAACTTCTTAAACCTTTGGTAAGAGTTAATGGAAGAGCTCCATATACAGCTTTATCAAAAAGAGTGGATCCTGAATCTATATCTTCTTTTGGCTTCGGCTTTGGCTTTGGCAAAGTCATATTTAGATCAAACTCCATTGGTTTTGGTGTTGCAGCTTTTGCCTCACCAGGTAAAACTTCTGCTGCATCTAACGGAGTAAATATATTTTTTGATATTGTGTTTAAAAATTCTGGGCCTTTTGTTGCCGCTATGTAAGGCGCAGCAATAGCAAATCCAAGCTTACCACTCTTTCCGAACTTGCTGGCCACTGGTCTTCTACCGCCAACGTTAATTCTTTTTTCAAAATCAAGTAAAGTTTGATTTCCTGTTTTAGAATTATAAACTATGTTGCCTGTGTATCCGTATTTATTTTTTCCAAATCTAATTGTTTTGTTGTTTGATTTTAAATAACTGTTGATTGGATCTACATTGCCACTCGGATTATTGGTCAAGTACGATCTTGCATTTTCAAACTGAGAGTTTTCCATGTAAGTCGTGGGTTGAAAATTAATTGGATAACCAATATTTTGTTTTCTAAATTTTTTTGGTGTTATGTGATCATGTGCGATTAGTTTACCTTCTTTTGCTTTATTAATTGCGTGTTGTGCTAACTCAACATCATTAAACACTTTTCCTCTAACAGGGTTTGCTTCTGTATATCCAGTAAAATCTACAGCACCACTATTAGGATTTATTTTAAGTCTTAATCTTCTTAAAAAATTTTTATCTTTTGCAAGTTCTTCTGCAGACATGTTTGCATAAATTTTATTTCTATCAGCTATACCTTGAATAACTTCTTTTGCTTGTTTTGTAGTGTTAGGACCAGCTTTTTTCTCACCCTCTTTAATAATTTCTTTTGCTCTTTTTTTAGCAGCTTTTGGTCCAGTATTAGGACCAGGAACGTTTACCTCACCCATTAAATCAGGTCTAAACTGACTTAAGACATTTCTAATTGTTTTGCTATCAAGTTTTAACTGTTTAGCAACGGCATTGGTGCTTTTTAATTCTTCTCTTAATTTTATAATGTTTTGAACATAATCAGATCCCTTGGTTAATTTATATGGTTTAAATCTACCGTCTGGTATCTTTCCATACTTCTCCTCATACGCTTTTATTAATGGTGATGTTTTTCTTAATCCGCCTGATTTACCTTTTTCAGTTTCTTTGTAACCAATATCTTCTCCAATCTGTTTTAAATCAAGAGGTGTCTTTTTTATATAGTTATCTACACTTTCTAATAATGCATCTGTAATTTTTACAGGAGACATTCTTTTGCTTAGAGTAATTCCCTCTTTAAGACTTTTAGATGGTTTAGCAAAAAAATTTCTTACAGTGATATCAAGATTATTGTCGTCAATAATTTTTTGGACCATGTCTCTAGTTACTTCAGTGCCGTCTGGTAATTCATTTAATATTTTAACAAGAGCCGCCGAACCGCCTTTGCTAAAACCAATACGACCACCATTCCTAAAACTTTCTCTAGGACCTGTAAGGTAGTCCATCATCTGTTGATATTCTGCTATCTTCATTATTCTCCTAGCATGTAGGCAACACCACCGCCTGATTTTTTCATTCTAACTTCTTCTAAAACTTTATCATAAGAATCTAAACCAGAGTCCACATCTTTCATCTTACCGTCCATATCGGGTTTGACAGTTACCTCATCGTACTGTGCAGGTATTTCTACAGGTTTTTTATTTTTACCTATGATTATTTCTGGTGGATCATAAATCATATATTCTTCTTTACCAAACTCAGCATCACCAATTTTAATTTGTTTTTTTCCTGTAGATATATCTTCAGTTAATTCATAGCCTTTATATTGAGTAACCTTTTGTCTTTCCGTAGTAGCCGCTGTTTCTGTAACATCATCACCAAGTAATTTTATTTTTTTAATAAGTTCTGTAAAGTATGCTGGTACTCCAGAACTAAACTCTTTTGTAGCTTCTACAACTTTAGCAGCAGGCTTTGCGGTTTTAAACAACTTACCAACCACAGGTAAAGACGCAAGTCCACCCATAAGTTTTAAAAATGTTCTACGAGACATTCCACCTTCATTAAAACCTATTCTACCACCCATAGCTTTTTTATCTTTTTCCTCGTCTTGTTCGTTCATTTGTTTTATTTTTCTTTGTAAAAATCTATTTCCTAATATACCTGTGGAAGCCAACGCTACCATTTCAGGAACTAAACCAGCATCATCTGCCTTGGCTCTTCTCTCTACGCTTTTTAAATAGTCTTTGTATCTTTGAAGCGGACTCTTTTGGCTTAAAATTTTTAGTAGCTTAGATATAGGTCCACCACCAACCATTTCTATTCTGCCTCCCATGGCATTAGGCTTTCTACCTTCGGTATCAAAGTCTTGTAGTCTTCTTTTATCCATTCTCTCTTTTATTTTTTTCTTAAACTCCTCGCCCACTTTAGGAAACTGATATCCTTTTTTTATCTTTTCTACATTCTGATCTAACTCTCCGCCTTCTTCTAACCCTTTGTAAAACTCTTTATTAAGTCTATCTGATTCTTTTTGCATTTCTTTTAAATATTCTGCAAAATCTTCAGATGGTGATTTCTTTTTCTTTAATAAAGATTTTATAAAGTTAAGAATACCTCCGAATTTCATTTCTACACGACCACCACCTGCAAAAATATCATCCCCCTCTGATTGTATTGGACCCATATCACTTTTAATTTTTTCATCTAATTCATCTAAAAGTTTTTTTGCGTCACTCTCTGATATATTTTTATATTTACCTCTTCTACCAATGAGTGAACTTGCTTCTTTCATGGCCTCTATGGGACTTAGGTTTCTTATAGAAAAATTTTGAAACATTTTATTTTGATCTTCTATCGCTTGTAATTCGGGATCTACATCGGGTTTTACTTTTGTAGTCTTTGGTGCTGTGCCCACGGTTATATCGCCTTCTTCAATTAATTTTTCTATACCTTCTTTTTTACCTCTTCTAGGAAACTGTATAATCTTTTTTCTATTGTCTGATGCTTCTTTTGCAGCTTGTTTGATAAAGATATTGTCTATGCCATCGGGAAAGACACCCATCATTTGTTTGTATGCATTTCTAGCGTAATTAAAAATTTCTTCAAACCCCTTTAAATTTTTAGGAGCGTTTGCAATTAATTTTAAAAACTCAAGTTTATTCATTAATAATAAGTCCTAGGTTTAGGGTCTTTCTTCTCGTCGATATAATCTTCAGGGTGTTGAATCAATCCGCCTTGTCTAAAGCGCATGATAGCTTGTGTTGTAGAGTCCACAAGGTCGTCGTGATCACCGTTAGGGAATGCTGCACATTCCTCGAC